GCTTTCTCCAACTCTGGCCTTAGTTTTGGTAAAAGGACTTAGATATGACTGCTAAATCATGGGAAAAACGAATACGGGCGGCCTGTGAAGATGCAGGTACATATAAAGTTTGCTTTGATTCAGTGATTGAGACGCTTGCGCAGATCATGGCAGAGCGCGACGAAGCCGTGAAAGCGTATGACGGTAATCCGATTGTGGAGCACACAAACCAGGGCGGGAATACAAACCTCGTGCAGAATCCCGCGCTCCGACTTATTAATGACTTGAATCGGGACGCACTGGCATATTGGCGAGAACTCGGACTTACTCCGAAGGGGCTAAGACAAATCAATGAAGCGGCTATCAAAGAGACAAAGAAGCAATCGACATTAGAGAAGGCATTGAATGCGCTCGAAGCATAAGCATTGGCATGATGTGCTTGAATATTGTGAGAGTATCCGGGATGGCCGGAAGATTGCCTGTATGGAAACAAAACAGGCCGTGGAGCGGTTCTATCGGGATTTAGAAAATCCGGAATACGAACTGGTACACAAAGCGCCGGAATTTTGCATCTCGATCATTGAAAGCACAATCAAACATCAGCAGGGGGAAACGCTTGACGGAAAGCCGCTCCGTGGGAAACCGTTTCTGCTCCTGCCTTTTCACAAATTCATAATCTATAATCTCGTAGGCTTTAACCTCGCCGGAACCGATATAGTCAGATTCCACGAAGCGCTGATTTACATTCCGCGAAAAAATATCAAAACGAGCTTTTCCGCGGCGCTCGCGTGGGCGCTCTCGCTCTGGTATCGGAACAGTGGAGCAAAGACATACATCACCGCCGCCGCTCTCATGCAATCCCTGGAATCGTATAATTTCCTGACCTATAACGTCAAGAACATGGGCGAGTGGGATAAAGACGGCGGGCATGTGCATATTATCGATAACAACAATGAGCACTCTCTGAAGGCAAATCTTGGAGAAGGCTCATTTTTTATCCGCGCACTCGCCGCCAATCCGGACGCGCAGGATTCATTAAACTGCAACATTGCGATTTGTGATGAAATACACGCTTTTAAGCAGCCGAAACAATACAACCTGTTCAAAGAGGCCATGAAGGCGTACACAAATAAGTTGTTAATCGGAATCAGTACTGCAGGCGATAATGAACAGGCGTTTTTAGGGCAGAGATTGAAATACTGCCGGAAGATTCTCAATGGATCCGTGAAGGATGAGCGGTATTTTGTGTTCATGGCATGCGCGAATCCCGATGAAAACGGCGAGATTGACTATACAAATCCGATAGTGCACGAGATGGCGAATCCGGCATACGGAGTAAGCATAAGGCCGAACGAGATTCTAAACGATGCACTGCAGGCCCAAAACGACCCGCAACAGCGTAAGGACTTTTTTGCGAAGTCGCTGAACGTCTACACGAATGCGATAAAAGCGTGGTTCAATCTCGATGAATTTCGGAAATCGGATAAGAAATATGCGTGGACATTGCAGGAACTCGCACGGCTTCCGATTGATTGGTATGGCGGCGCGGACCTCTCCCGCATGTACGACCTGACAGCCGCGGCATTAGTCGGAAATTACAAGGGTGTTGATATTATCATTACTCACGCTTTCTTCCCGGTGACGCAGGCGGCCGCAAAAGCCGACACGGACAACATTCCGCTATACGGATGGATGGATGACGGATGGCTGACCATGTGCAATTCTCCGACCGTCAACATTGCAGATATAGTCAACTGGTTTATATCTATGCGCAAGATGGGATTTAACATCCGGCAGGTTGGCCATGACCGGAAATTCGCCGGAGAAGAGTATTTCCCCGCGATGAAAAAAGCCGGATTCAAAGTGATAGACCAACCACAATACTATTACTTGAAATCGCAGGGATTCCGGCATATCGAGAAGGCTGCAAAGGACGGCAATTTGTATTATCTGCACTCCGATGCATACGAATACTGTGTTGGAAACGTCATGGCGATTGAAAAGACCGATGATATGGTGCAATACGAGAAAGTCAATCCGACAATGCGAATAGACTTGTTTGATGCATCTGTGTTCGCGGTGGTCCGCATGTGTGAGGATATGGAAAAACGACGCAAAGCCTCTGGATGGTGGGGTAATCAATGAGCAGAAAAAGACGAATGAAACAGAAAAGAGACAGCACTCCGACACAAACGGTTAATTCCGTTGCCGTATGGCTGAATGATAACGAGACATGCGTGAGCGGTTATACATCACTCGACCATAATCCGGAGATAATGACGGCCTGCAGACGGATCGCGCAGCTTATCGGTGCAACGACGATCTATCTCATGAATAACACCGCTGACGGAGATGTGCGTATTACCAATGAGTTATCAAGGGCCGTCGATATTGAGCCGATGCCAAATACAACGCGCTCGACGTGGATGGAGTTCATCATCATGACAATGCTCCTGTACGGCAAAGGTAACGCCATCGTACAGCCTCACACATGGAAGGGATACCTGCAGAGCCTTGAGCCTATCGCCGCGGACCGCGTCTCGTTTGTTCCGGTGGGAAATTCCCGCAGAGACTACCGCGTATTGATTGACGGAGTTGCGAAAGACCCCGCAAACCTCTGCCATTTCGTATTAAATCCCGATAAATACTATTTCTGGAAAGGCAGAGGGATTTCTGTATCACTCAAAGAACTCGCCGATAATTTGAAGCAGGCACGGCACACCGAAAAGGCTTTCATGGCGTCAGAGTATAAGCCGAGCATCATCGTCAAGGTTGATGCATTGACCGAGGAGTTTTCCAGTCCGGAAGGCAGACAGCGATTGCTCGATAGCTATGTCAAGCCGTCAAGAGCCGGAGAGCCGTGGCTGATTCCCGCAGAGCAATTCCAGGTAGAGCAAGTCAGACCTCTATCCCTTGCGGATTTGGCTATTGCCGACACGGTAACACTCGATAAAAAAGCCGTTGCCGCAATCATCGGAGTCCCGCCTTATATGCTCGGTGTTGGCGAATACAATGCCGGAGAATATAACGCCTTTATCAAAAATGTTATCATGCCGATGTGCAAGAGCATTGCGCAGGAACTGACAAAGAAGCTGTTAATCAATCCGGCGTGGTACTGGCAATTTAATGCATGGGCGCTGATTGACTACGATATGGCGCAGGTATCAAATCTGTTGCTTGCGGGTGCAGACAGGGGATTTGTGAATGGTGACGAATGGCGCGACAAGATGCACATGTCTCCGGCAGGGCTGAAAGAATACAAGATACTTGAGAACTATTTGCCTTATGACATGAGCGGAAATCAAAAGAAGTTAATACAGGACACCGACTAACATACTATGCCAATAGGTGATTAAATGAAACTTGAATTATCCTGCCCGAATGCATCATATGATTCATCCAATATGCGAATTCGATGCAGTGTGGCAAATAATAATTACTGCGCCAATCAGCGATACAAATCATGTAAAGGCTGGTGGGTGCTTAATGACGCGGCGGATAAATGCCCCGCGAGGGAGGTAACAGATGGAAAATCTCAGACAGGTTCGGAACATTCCGACCAAGTTTGAAATACGAGAAGAAGACGGCGGAAATCCTAAAATCGAAGGATATTTCGCCGTTTTTAATTCTACTTACGAGATCGCGCCCGGCATGACGGAATCCGTTGCCGCAGGCGCTTTTTCTAACTCGCTTTCCAATGATGTGCGTGCGCTTGTGAATCACGATACAACGCTCGTGCTCGGAAGAACAAAGGCCGGTACATTACAGCTTCGTGAAGATTCGCGCGGTCTGTGGGGTTCCGTCGAAATCAATCCGAACGATTCCGACGCGATGAACCTCTATGAGCGTGTGAAGCGTGGAGATGTAGACCAGTGTTCTTTCGGGTTCGAGATTCGCTCCGAGGATACCGACATCCGAGAGGACGGAAGCGTGCATTTCACGATCCGCGACGTGAATCTCTGGGAAGTAAGCTGTTGCACGTTCCCCGCCTACGAGGAAACCAACATTTCCGCGCGGACAAAGCAGGCCGCCGATATTAAAGAGCGTGCCCTTACCGCATGGCGGGAAATCATGAAAAGGAGGTTACACCATGGCTTTGAAAGCCCTGATGCTCAGAAAAAAGCTGAGTGACGCACAGAAAGCCCTTAATACACTGACCGCGAAGGATGCGGAGTTTACTGCCCGCGAGTCCGAAATCGCAACAAGCATTGAAGAGGCCGAAACAGAAGAAGAAAAGGCCGCAGTCGAGGAAGCTGTTACCGCTTACGAGACCGACAAGGCCGCGCACGAATCCGAGAAGGAAGGCCTCGAGGGAACAATCCGCGACCTTGAGGAACAGCTTTCCGCAGAAGAGCGTGCACAGAACACAGACCCCGCTCCGGACGAACCTGCACCGGAAGCACCTGCACAGGAGGTAAGAACCGCAATGAGAAAAAATATCATCTTTGACAGAATGAACGCACAGGAGCGCACCGCTCTCATCCAGCGCGAGGATGTAAAGGCATGGCTGACTGAAGTCCGCGCCTGCATGACCGAGAAGAGAGCCATCACCAATGTCGGCCTGACAATTCCCGAGGTTATGCTCGGACTGCTCCGTGAGAATGTCATCGTTTACTCCAAGCTGTACAAGCATGTTACTGTTCGCCCTGTCGGCGGTACTGCCAGACAGCTCATCATGGGCACTGTTCCGGAAGCAATCTGGACTGACTGCTGCGCAAATCTGAACGAGCTGACACTCGGCTTCAACGACCTCGAGATGGACTGCTTCAAGGTCGGCGGATTCTTCGCAATCTGCAATGCAAATCTGGAAGATTCCGACATTGATCTCGCCGCTGAACTGCTTTCCGCACTCGGTCAGGCAATCGGCCTCGCGCTCGACAAGGCTATCCTGTATGGCCGCAACACTTCCGGCACCCAGAAGATGCCTATGGGCGTTGTTTCCCGTCTCGTACAGACTGAGGCTCCTACAGGTTATCCTGCAACCGCTCGCACATGGGCAGACCTGCATACATCCAACGTTATTAGCATTACCGCCGCGAACTCCACCGGAATCAAGCTGTTCCAGTCCCTGGTATCCGCTTCCGGCGCTATCAAGGGCAAGTATTCCCGCGGTGAAAAGACATGGGTTATGAACGAGGCGACCTATACCGCACTGACCGCTGAGGCCATGGCAATCAATGCCGCAGGCGCGATCGTTTCCGGCATGGGCGCTACAATGCCCGTTATCGGCGGCGCTGTCGAAGTTCTCAGCTTTATCCCTGACAATGTCATTATCGGTGGCTACTTCGACCTCTACATCCTCGCAGAGCGTGCCGGACAGAAATTCGCACAGTCCGAGCATGTACGTTTCCTGCAGGATCAGACCGTATTCAAGGGCACTGCCCGCTATGACGGCGCTCCGGCAATCGCTGAAGGTTTCGCCGCAATCGGCATCAAGGGCACTACCCCCAATGCCACAATGACTTTCCCTACTGACACAGCAAACGCATAAAGCACAGGAGGTAAACGAGAATGCTGTTGGAAATGCTTAAAATTAATCTGGGGATTCGCTCCACGGCGTATGATGAGCGGCTCTTACAGCTTCTCGAAGCCTCGAAAAGCCAGATAGAGCAGGAAGGCGTGCAGAATCTGAGTGAAGACAATCTGCTTGATGCACAGTTGATTGTGGATTATGCGGAATGGCTCTGGAGAAGGCGCGATACTAAAGAGGGCATGCCGCGGATGATTCGGTATGCACTGAATAATCGCGTGTTTTCCGAAAAGATGCAGGGGGTGGCAAATGGATGACGTTTTGACACTCCTCAAAGTAACGACTGAAAAAGACACCCGCGGAGTACAGCACAAAGTTGTCACCTCGCGGGATGTTTTTTGTAAGTGCCGGAGCGTAAGCAGAAGCGAATTTTTCGAATGCGGTCGGAACGGTTTAAATCCCGAATTTGTGTTCAATGTGTTCAATGGTGATTATGACGGAGAAACGCTGTGCAGGTATGACGGCAATTCATACGCCATTTACCGGACATATCTCCCCGATAATTCCGATTACATCGAACTGTATGTACAGAGAGAAGGTGGAGCGAATGGCATCACGGAAAGTAACCATTGAGACCTTCCCGTCTGAAATTCAAAAGATACTGCAAAAGTACGGCGAAGATGTAGACACAAACCTGTCACAGATTATCGACGAGACCGCGCAGAAAGCCGCCACAACGCTCCGGAACACTTCTCCGGTAAATCCCAAGGGTAAGAAATCAGGGGCGTATGCAAGCGGTTGGAGAGTCGAGAAAAGCGGGGCAAAGAGCACAAGGGGATTGAATCAGTCGGCTACCGTCTACAATACCCATCCCAGTTTGCCACATCTGCTTGAACACGGACACGCACTCCGGCAGGGCGGGCGCTCTCCGGCAATCCCGCATATTGCACCCGTCGAAGAGATTATTCTGCGTGAAATCGACACGAGGTTAATACGCTTATGACTTATCAGGAAATTAATACATTGATTGAGAGCATCGGCGTGCCCTCTGCCTATTATCAGTTTACGGCTGATACCGCAGTACCCCCGCCGTTTATCTGCTTTTATTTTGACGTTGACAACGACTTATACGCCGACAATGTCAATTATCAGAAAATTGCACATCTCGTTATTGAGTTATACACGGACGAAAAGGATTTTGATTTGGAATCCACCGTGGAATCTACTCTCAATAATGCCGGAATTTCATATGCCCGCAACGAGACATATATCGATTCCGAAAAACTCTATCTTGTAACATACTCCACCGACCTGATTATCACACAGGAGGAAAATAATAATGCCTAATGTTAACAAAATCAAATACGGCCTTAAAAACGTACATGCCGCGATCCAGACAGAGACAGATGGTGCCTACACCTACGCCGCACCCGTCGCAATCCCCGGTGCTGTGAGCCTGTCCCTGGAAGCGCAGGGCGAAGCGGAACCTTTTTATGCCGATGACTGCGAATATTATGTGTCCGCAGGCAATAACGGCTACTCCGGCGACCTCGAGATCGCACTTATCCCTGAGTGGTTCCGTACTAATATCCTGCAGGAGACCAAAGACAGCAACGGCGTGCTTGTCGAGACCTCTGACGGCAAAGAGGCGGTCAAATTTGCCCTGCTGTTTGAGTTCGCCGGAGATGTCAAAGCGACCCGCCACGTCATGTATAACTGCACCGTTGCCCGCCCCGCAGTCGGCTCTCAGACCAAGGAGGAAAACATCGAGCCTCAGACAGAGAGCCTGACCATCACGAGCAAGCCCAGAACAGATGGACTGGTCAAATCCAAGACCGGCGATACCACCGCAACGGCTACATATGAAGGCTGGTATAACGAGGTCTACGTACCGACACTCGAGACAGCAGGCGAGGGCGAATGATCATAAGAGGAGGGAGATAAATGACAGAGCGCACCATTACTGTATCTGGCAAAGAGGTAACATTCCGCTCCAGTGCGGCAATTCCAAGGCTGTACCGCGTCCGGTTCGGGCGGGATATCTTCCGGGACCTGTCCGCACTGGAGAAGTCTTTTAACACCAAGAGCAAAAAAGGCGGCAATTTCGATATCATCGACCTCGAGGTGTTTGAGAATATTGCCTACATCATGGCGAAGCACGCAGACAAGACCATTCCGGACAATATCGACGAATGGCTCGAGGACTTCGAGATGTTTTCCATTTATGAAGTCCTGCCGGATATCCTCGAGATGTGGAATATCAACATGAAGACCGATGTTGTGCCTAAAAAAAAATAAGCGGTTCCGGCCGTGAATTAACAACGGCACTCTTCCACCTGCGGTGTCTCGAGATTGGCCTGCCGATACGTGATTTGGAGTTGCTGACTATCGGCATGGTGATTGATTTATGGACGGAATCCCTCAATGACAGGGAAAAGGGAGAAGAGCCTGTCCGCGAGGCATCGCAGGAAGATTTTGACAGATTTTAACAGGAGCAGTTTATGGCAGCAGGAAGAATTAAGGGTATCACGATTGAGATAGGCGGCGATACCACAAAACTGGAGCAGTCGTTAAAAAGTGTTGACTCCAGTCTCAGAAAAACACAATCATCCCTCAAGGATGTAAATAAGCTGCTCAAGCTCGACCCGTCCAATACGGAACTGCTCACGCAGAAGCAGGGAATGCTGAAAAAGGCGATCGAGGAGACAAAAGAGCGCCTGCAGACCCTTAAGGAAGCTTCGGAAAACGTCACCCCCGAGGATATCGGACAGGAAAAATATGACGCCTTACAGCGTGAGATTATCGACACAGAGAACCAGTTAAAAAGCCTTGAATCGCAGTCGGCATCGGCGGCGTCTGTATTAGGCTCACAGATGCAGGCGGCAGGAGAGAAGATTAAGGATGTCGGCGGCAAGGTTACGGAAATCGGCACAAATCTCACGCAGAAGCTGACCGTCCCTCTCGTTGCTGCCGGCGGTGTTGCTGTGGCGAAGTTTGCAGAGGTCGACAAGACCATGCAACTCACCAATAAGACCATGGGCAACAGTGCGGAACAGGCCGAACTGCTCAATAAAGCCATGAAGGACGCGGCGAGTAATTCCACGTTCGGCATGTCTGACGCTGCGAATGCGACACTGAACTTTGCCCGCGCAGGCCTGACAGCAGAGGAAGCCGCGGCGGCACTTGCCCCGGCTATGAATCTTGCAGCGGGTGAAGGCGGCAATCTGGATACCGTCTCGGCCGGACTGGTTGCGACCATCAATGGGTTCGGCGGGAGTTTTTCCGAAGCGGGACATTATGCGGATGTATTCGCGAACGCCTGCAATAACTCCGCTCTGGATGTTGACAGCCTGTCCAATGCAATGTCCGTTGCGGCTCCCGTATTCTCCGCGGCGGGCTACTCAATCAATGATGCGGCGCTGTATATGGGCGTCATGGCCAATGCCGGAATTGACGCAGAGCAGGCGGCGAATAGTTTAAAAACCGGATTCGCAAGATTGGTTGACCCGCCCAAGGAAGCCGCCGACGCCATGGAGCAACTCGGTATTTCCGTCACGAACTCGGACGGAACCATGAAGGATTCCACGCAGATTCAGAAGGAACTGCATGACGCTTTCGGCCAGTTATCCGAGTCCGAACAGATTGCGGCGGCAAGTGCAATTTTTGGCAAAAACCAGATGGCGCCATGGCTTGCGTTAATCAATACAGCACCTGCCGATGTTGACGAATTGTCCACGGCACTAGACGAAGAGGGCACATCGAGCGAAATGGCATCCGCAATGATGGGCGGTTTCGGTGGTTCTCTGGAAAAGCTGAAATCATCCATTGACGTACTCGCGACCTCTCTTGGCGAAGCACTCGCTCCGACCATTCAGCAGGTGGCGGATTTTATCCAAGGCCTTGTCGACAAATTTAACTCCCTGACTCCTGCCCAACAGCAGACCATCGCACAGATTGGCCTGTTTCTTGCGGCACTCGGTCCCGTCATTGCTATTGTTGGCGGCATCATATCAGTCATCGGTACGGTTGTCGGTGCAATCGGAACGATCATTACAGCCGTCACGGCGGCGGCGGGTGTGCTCTCAGCAGGCGGAACTGCCGCGGGTGCACTGGCGGCGGCGATTGCGGCATTAGGCGGTCCCGTAACTGTTGTTGTCGGCATCATCGTCGGACTGATTGCGGTCGGCGGACTGCTGATAGCTAACTGGGATACCGTCAAAGCGGCGGCGGCATCGATTTGGGAAGCCATAAAGACCACGATTGCCAATGTGATGACCGGTATAAAAACCACACTCACAAATGTGTGGAATACTATCAAGACCACCATCACAACGGTGCTGAATGCGATTAAGACCGTAATCACAACGGTATTTAATGCAGTCAAAACCACCGTCACAACAATCTGGAACACCATTAAAACTGCAATCACTACGGTAATAAATGCAATCAAGACAGTAATCACAACCGTCTGGAATGCTATCAAAGCGTACATACAGACTACACTCACAAACATCCAGAACATTGTCACAACAATCTGGAATGCAATCAAAACCGCAGTTACTACTGTTGTAAATGCCATCAAGACGGTAATCGCAACGGTCTGGAATGCCATTAAAACCGCTATCACAACCGTTTTGACTGCGATTAATACGGTAATCACAACAGTCTGGAATGCGATAAAAACGACGGTCACGACGGTAGTCAACGCCATTAAGACAACTATCACCACCGTTTGGAATGCAATCAAATCGACCATCACAAGTGTCTTAAATGCTATCAAGTCCACAATCACCAGTGTGTGGAACGCCGCAAAGTCAACCGTCACCAATGTAGTTAACGGAATCAAGAGCACGGTAACATCCGGATTCAATGCCGCAAAAAACACTGTCACGAATGTCATGAACGGCATTAAATCCACGATTACATCTGTGTGGAATGCCGCAAAATCGACAGTCACCAACGTGATAAACGGCATCAAGACAGCCATATCTTCCGGACTCAATGCGGCAAAATCGACCGTCACGAATATTTTCACGGCAATCAAAGACAAGATTCAATCCGTCATGGATGCCGCAAAAAATGCCGTTGCGAATGCAATCAGCGCTATCAGGAGTAAGTTTAATTTCCACTGGAGCCTGCCCAAACTGAAACTGCCCCATATCAGCATAAATGGTAA